TCACAAGAGAGGGTATTTTGCTTTGGAAAGGTTCACGACTTATGGTCTCGTGGCAAACACCGTGACCTCTGCTTCCTATCGAAAGGGGATGCAAACTGCTGCCACGACCATCGGTCTAACGGGAATTAGCGACGGAAGCGACCCTGTACAGACAACTCAGGTCACGAACATTGACCTTATCAAGTCGGACAACGTAATTTACCACTAAAAACCAGCTACTCGCTAATACTTATAGATGAGTAACATTTTATAAAAACATATGGCATATATTGATTCGGAAACTATCACGGTTGATGCAATTCTCACCCAAAAGGGTCGTCAGCTTTTGGCGCAGAACGGCAACCTGAACATTACGTCATTCGCCTTGGCCGATGACGAAATTGACTACACGCTGTATCAGCCGAACCACCCCAATGGTAGCGCCTTCTACGATATTGCCTTGCGTAATACCCCAGTTTTTGAGCCGTTGACTGACGAAACACAAGTGATGAAGTACAAACTCGTCACGCTCAACCAAGGTGTCACGTCTATTCCAGTCATCACGATTTCTCAAGACAAGATTCTCGTGACGAAAGATTATACGGGAGACATTATCATCAATCCCTCGACTAACCCCGCCTACAACTTGCAAGCGGGATACACGGCTATCCTCGGAAATAAGAACGTCGGTATTCTCATAGTTCAGCAGACGAATGCAATAAACTCTGTGGCCAACACCGTGCCGACATTTGCCGGTGACATCAATATCGCAAGCGCCCAAGTCGTTGTAGGAAACAGTTTCCGTTTTGTTCCAAATAGTGGATTGAACAAGACAACGACAACCAACTTAACAATCATCGGAAATGAATCGGGGGGCAGCACTTCGATTGAAGTCACCGTGACGGTTCCTCCACCAACATCTCAGTAAATATATGATATTCAATCAATTCGACCCAAATAAGGACGTTGTAGCTGGGCGTGTGACCCGTATTGCAAGTGGGTTTTGGCCCGATGGTTCGCCAGACTGGGATCAAGGAAATTTCAACGATGACTTTTGGCGCATCACCGGCTCGTCGGGCACGCCATCATATGGAACGTCATTCTATGACATTCGATATACGATGTATTATCTGAATGTGTTTCCAGACCAATCGTCCTACGTCAACTACGACCCTTATTTCTCCATCGCATACGGAAACTTCTATGGAGATTTGGGAAGCGGGTCATTCCCGGTTGAATCGGCGAGTATTGAAACCTCTCCTACCAAGGCGATTTACACCCAGTACAAAAACATTCTCTTGTCCAATTCGGATGTGAATGCCACGTCCAATGGAATGTTTTCCATGACCAGTGCTAGTACCACAGTTACAGCCCAAGACATATGGGTAATCAATTTCTCAGCTTACAAGATGAAGGACAGAATTGACGAGGGTTTGCTGCAACTTAATTTCAGCGGTTCGGCTGGACTTGTCACTCTGATTGACGACTCCATTTATTCGACTCAGAACCAGTACGTCTATCAGCTTGTGACTGGAAGCTTGAATGCTCCATTCGGAAGTCCCACATATGAAGGTATTGGACTATTCTATCCACAGGTTGGAATCGTAGTCCTCAACGCCGCCCTCTTGGCTAACAAGCTTGGAATTACCAGCGGTTCGGGAGTAGGTGCAGGGACGAATGGTCCGTGTGATGATGGTTCATGGCCATATATCTCGGGTTCAATTCCGGGCAATATTAACTATACTTACAACCACAAGACTCTGTTCGAGTCCATGAACATTTGTCAGGGCCAATTGATGAATGTCCGCAAGTCGGAATACGTTCCCGCTCGTCATTACTTCGTCCGTGTAATGAACCGTGACTTCAATTACAGTAACAACCCGACCTATGTTTACGATGGGACTGACCATGTGCATCCAAAAGGTCAAATATACAATGCGGACTTCATTACCGATCCAAGAACGTACGTTACGACTGTCGGACTGTACAACGATAGCAATGAACTTGTTGCTGTGGCAAAACTAAGCAGACCAGCGGTTAAGTCTTTTGATCAGGAATTACTTATAAAAGTACGGTTGGATTTTTGATGTAAAAGTGTAAATAAAAGTGAGTTTTGGATATGTCGCTCGATACTTATGGTATATGAGCGACATTATTATTTGTAGATTAGATGGGAAGGAAATGCTTGTAAAGCATTTGGCAAGACACTTAAAACTGTATCATCAGAAAGATTACAGAGAGTATATCGGGGAGCACATCGAAGATTTTGAAACTCACGGATGGAACTTGTGCTCAGTATGCCACAAACCAGTCAAAGGAAAAGCCTGCCCCGGCGAATGTTTAAGACAACATTATTCTTCCTCTCGTATAGGGATAGTTAAAGGTCCAATGTCCGATGAAACCAAGAAAAAACTTTCAGACAATCGAAAAGAGAAATATGCCAATGGATGGGAGCCACGAGTAGGAAAACTACATACCGAAGAATCAAAACAGAAAATGTCGGAGTTTCAAATAGAACGACTTGCCGATCCCAAGAATCATCCATTTTTTGGTAAACATCACACAAACGAGACCAAAGGCAAACTGTCTAAATCTCATATAGGATTGCTAGTCGGGGAGAAAAATGGAATGTATGGAAAAACGCATACGCCTGAAGCAATTCGAAAAATATTCTCTCACCGCAAAATGAATGGATTGGAAAAAATAGTTGCCGATAAGCTGGATGAAGCGGGAATCCCATATCATTTTCAATACTTCATTGCAGAAAATGGAATATGTAAATCCTACGACTTTAAGATAAAGGGGAAACCTCTAATCATCGAAGTGGACGGAGATTTTTGGCATGGAAATCCTTGCCAATCAAATCATTATGAGAAAGTGAATTCTGTTCGGGAAAATGATAAGATTAAGGATGAAATTGCGAAAAATCGAGGCATTTCTGTGATTCGATTGTGGGAATCTGACATTAGAAAAGACCCATCCATTGTCCTCAAATATATGGCGTGAGTCTATTTATAGTTAGACTATGATCAAGCACATAAATCACCAGAACGTTTCGACGACGCCATTCGTTGCGGCTAAGTCTCGTGATTTATACAACACCCAGAACCCCGATTCTCTCATTACTGAGGCTGCTGTCTATCCGGATGGAACTCATATTGCGCTTGATTACGTTAACTACAATTCGGGGAATCCCATACTAAACCGAGATTGCGATATTGCTCTTGAACAGCAAGACGCAGACCTTATTCAATACGAAGAAGGCATAACAGGGTCAGGAACATTCAACTCAGCTTCCGACCCTCGAAATTCGGACGGCACCTACAAGACGCTTGTTCATCGTCAGATTGAGAATGCGTTCTACAACACCTACCGAAATCCAACGGAAATCTTTGGAGTAGAGTACATTGATTTTCCATTAAGCCGTACCCTCCGAAATCTCTCCGACCACTTTCGGATGTTTACCATTCCGAGGTCTGTATTTGGAGATAAGATACAACCTAAAAGCGTCCAGTTCTCCGATACCTCATTGGATGACAACGTGGAGATTTTTGACGATGGGTATCAAAACCTCATAGCGGGGTACAATATGTTTTCGAAGGTTCAAGAAATTAGAACACTTGGAAATTTGGTTTTCCCCGGGACATCATCGGCTTGTATAATCCTCCCTACTTCCTCTATTGCCCCATCTATTCCGCTATTGCATGGTAGCTATTTTGTCAACCGGGTAAATTTGACTTGGATGCCGGTAAATGGAAATCCGACCGGATATTCTATCGAACGGTCAATGGGAAATATCAGTTCGTTTTTACCGATGGTAACACTGGGGAATGTAAATACCTATAGTGATACTACAACAGTATTAAGCGGAAGTTTGATAGAGTTATTATTAACATCATCGTATTATTACAGAATGTATTCTTTTAATTCTGTGGGAGATTCGGGATATAGTAACATAGTAAAAGTACCTGTGGGAGCAGTAGAAACTTGGGAGGATTATTTCAATAGCCAATCCTCGGAATTTGATGGTGGAGCAGGATGGGACGGAATATGGAAAGATGACGCCGTAAGAAGATTCGTCTCCAGTGAAAGCTTTGAGCAATATACGAATGGACAGACATCAAGTTTTACAGG